TCAAGTTGCCGTTGACGCTCATGTTGTCGCTACCCAGAGCGGTGAACGACAATCCGCTGTAGTATGCGATAGCGGCGGTCAAATCAGTCTGAGCCTGCAACGCCGCCGCGTCTGTGATGTGCTGCACGTTCGGGGGAACCACGTAATCGGGCGGGAAACTCGATATGGCAGTCCCGGGGTAGAGACCCACGTCTCCACCTGTGATTACGGAGCCCGCACCCGCACTACCAACGATGGATGAGTGGGCGAGGATAGCGAAATTCGCTGCCGTGCCGAGATGGGTCGCCTGAGGGATAAGGACAATGCCGCCGCCTGTCCCCGGCGGATACAGCGAAACTGGAGCGCCCGAATCATCGACAGGAAGTGCGGTGACCTGCACAAAACCGCCGATGGGGACACTCACCTTAAACTGTGATACGCCTCTCGTACCCGCGACAAAGGGGACGATAGGCAGAACTCCAAGACCCGTAAGCACCACGTTCGTAGCGATTCCAAGTCCGGTAGTCTGCTTCGGGTCATTCGCTGTAGGATCGTACGGATCGAAGGAAGACATAGATTCTCATTTCTGCGGCATCGCCGCCACGTAAAAAGATAGGGCGTGTTTTTAGGCACGCCCTTCAATTTCTCGTCATCCCTTAGGGGAGGACAGTCACGATGATCTGTGCGTAGATCATCATGATCGGAGTCTGGGTTGCGGGATTAGACCCGTCATTGACTCCGAGGGAATTGTCGTACACGGGGTACTGACACTCGACGATGCACTGTCCCACCGCATTCGCAGTGATGACCACATCTGCATCGTACGTGCCGTACGAAGCGCCGAGGGTAACGACAGCGGCATTGTACTTCTTGCCCGCGATGCTACCGTTGTTCGGCTGATACCACGCAGGAGCGCCCGCCCCTGCAGGGGCGCAATACGCCTCCCACACGAAGTTGTCGTTGTAGTACTCCGATACTGGCACAGCGTTGTTCTGGACATCCACGAGGGATGCCACAACCGCTTCGGACTTCGGATCGCCGTAATCGTAGGACCCGTAGGCCCCCGTTCCGCCCGACAAACTCAGCGTCAGAGCATACTGTGCGACGGGAAAACCGCTTCCCGCCGTGGCTCCGATACCTTGCCCGTTGACGGGGTTCAGCACCGCGCCCGGGTGAACAGTGGTTCCGCCACTGGGAGACGTAATCTTCGTCCCTGCAATGTGGACATACGCCGCTACACCGAGTCCGGTCGTAGGATTTGAACTTGGCATGTTAACACCTTTCTTCCGCCGTAGCGGAGCTAAATCAGATACCGGGAGCGAAGCGAGAGGGGTTATTAGCCCAGTCCCGCTTCGGGGTCCCGATTCCTATTAGCTGATGGCCGAAGCCGCGTCGATCTCACGGATGCGGATCGTGGTGTCCGGACCCAACGAGGTCGTAAAGTGAACGCGGTAGGAAGTCCATCCCGGGATCAACCCTTCAGGGTCGGCCACGGTCGGTGCAGCGTTCTGTACCACGTTGCACTTGATGTTCTGCCACTGTCCTTCACCGAACGTAGTGTCGTTCTGCGCTCCGAGGTTGATGGAGAAGATTCCATCCTGCCCGAAGATGTACGTTCGCAGAGCGGTCAGGCCAGTCACGCCTTGGTAGTTGGCGGTCTGGGTGACGAGGTTCGTCTGGAAGAACTTCACGCCGGAAGACGGCAGTTCAACTGTGTCTTCGAGGTCGGTGCTCACCAACTCGTCCATGCTCATCTGACCCTGAGCGGTGTGCTTCAGGATGTCGATGGGGGAATCGTTGCTGTTGTCAGCCAGCACGTCGCCAAGGGCGAACGGGTGGATAACGCCAGCGAACATGTCCTTCATGAACGGCTTCACGGAACGGCCAGCCAGTGACTGGACGGCGTTTCGGATTTGGCTCAGTGAAAGAGCGGTGAAACTGGAGGTCGAAGCAGCCGCCAACTCGATCAGCACGCTGGAGTCGATGCTGTTCGCACCGTCTGCAGTCGCACGGACCAGAGCCGACAGGGACTCGCCCAACTGATACGACAGTTCCTTCGCCACGTTCTCGACAGTGTTGTCGATGGCGGTCGCCAAAGACAGACTGGAGAAGTTCGCGTAGTCTGCGTACTCACCGATCGTCGCGGTGGTGTTCAGGACGTTGACGCTCAAAGACGAGCCAACGGTTCCTTCGGTGGTCTGAGTGGTCAGAGCCGCCAGCGGAACGTACATGAACATCTCGTACTGGTTACCGGAATTCTTCGGCAAGTCCAGACGCTGTGAACAACGGACGAACGGGGTCTGCGCCTTCAAGTTCTCGCGGAACCGTTTCAGGATTGTTACGCTGCTGAAGGCTTCAGCGGGCTAGACATTTCTGCTAACCTCATACGGTTTGGTTTTCCGTATGTTCGGACTATCGCATCACTTTGAGATACGCAATCACGCCCTCAAGTGGCACGGAATGTTTCTCCATGACACCGACGACCATGTTGCAATACCAGTGAGCCAAACTACGCACTTTATTCGTTGCGTGGTCATGCTCAACTTGGCAATCCCGATTAAAGATATCAGGGAGTGGTCTGAGACAGACGGCACAAAGCCCCTTCTGTTCATCCCACATTTTCTGCTTATCCTCAATCGTCATGTCATACTTTCTGGACAGGTGACGAGCGAGTTCATGACGTTTTCCGCTTTCGCTTTGACGCCACTTCTTGCTATATTCCGTCATCTTGGCACGGTTAAGTTTGAGCCAAGCTTTTCGCTGTTCAGAAGTTTGCATGTGTGTCTCCTTGTTTAGTCTCTCACGGTGCCCGACTCTTGTCAAGTCTGCTTCCGCCTTGTTGCCATTTCAGGTTTCAAGTCAATTAAAGGAGATTTTGTTACGACAAACGACTATCTATCGTAATACTTAACCGTGCTCTGGGGCAGGTTAGATAACTGATTGCCTGCTGGGGAGAAACTCATGATAAGTTACCTCATGAGATGTTAACGAGTGCGGGCCGCCCGACGGGATTCCTGCTCTTTGTAGAGTTGGTCTACCTGTCTGGCAAAAGCAGGGTCTAACATCTGCTTCTTATAATTATCGGCTGACATTCTGTCAACATCTGCTAGAGTCAGAGAACGATCACTCACGGGAGTGTTCCCGCTGGCTGAAGATACTCGATCATTCAAGCCGGATGGTGTCTGATGTCTAGCGGTTTGTACCGACTGTGCTTCAACGCTAATCCGAGCGTCTGCGACAGCGGGAACCTTCGCTTTCGGTTCCGATTCCACGGTTGGGATGACGGCATCCACAACAGCCTGTGACGGTTGGACAACCGGGGCGGGAAGCTGCAATGCGGCAGTTCTCGCCAAGGCGATTTCAAAATTCTCTGGAGTGGGGGCAAGGTCTCTCGCGCACATCCAATCGGTTAGTACTAGACGATTGGCTTCCACGTTGTAGAAGTTATCGCCCACGTTATCGATAAAGGCGTCGAAGCTACGAATGACTTTCTGCTCAAGCAGCAATCGCTGACTATCTTGCAGCATGTTCGTGATGACTTCGGGTCTTGCCCCGAACGTCGCTTCGGCTAATCTGATCTTGGCGTCCTCGAACTTCGCAGGATCATTCAACTCCTGAATCAACTGGAAGCGTTCGTCTGCACTCAGTTGCTTCGGCTTAAACTCCGTGAAGTGGGTGCGAGGAGCATTCACAGGGACATCCTCTCCGGGGGTTAGCCCGAGTTTGGATTCTCGTGACAACTTACGCATCCGGCGTAAGATAAGGTTGTTCTGCTCCGTGAGCTTCGTAGTCAGTTCGTCGGGCGTCGTGTAGACGATGACTTGCTTGCCGCCGTACGACTTGCCGTTTTCGTCGGTCGGCTGCCATTCGTACCGTTTTTCGACGGGTGTGACGTCGTTTTCGACGGGGGCGAGCACCGCAGTGGACGGAACCGTCTCCACTGCCGTCTTCGGGACGGCGGGTAAATTCGTTTCGGGGTCGATGGCGACTTCACCAATCGGCTTCCCCGTCTCTGGGTCAATGATCGGGGCCGTCACGACCATAAGTGCGTTGACTTCTTCGATGAAGGTCGGGTCGCTCATACGCTTCGAGTACTCCGACGCCGACATCTTGTTCACTTCCTGTAACGTAAGTTTTGCCATGATAACCTCCTCCGGTTATTTAGAACGATTCCTGTCCAGAAAACTCGGACGGGTAGTACGGACGCTCTGGATCAGAGATAGACCCAATCGTCGAAGCCTCATTCGCTGCCAGTGCAATCTCTTCGGAGATTCTCTGCAATAGGCCGGTGTAAACCATACCTGAAGCCTTAGCCATTGCGTGATTGGAGACAACCTCTGCGGCGTTAGAATTCTCCGTGTTAATCAGCCGCTGGTTGAACAGTTTCAGTTGGTCTTCCAACATCCGCTGGATCAGACCGAAGAATTCTCCGTTCACGGTGCCTGCGATGATCGACCTCTGACGTTGGTCGAACTTAGTCAGAGGTTCCATGCCAATCTTGGCTAGATCAGGACTCTCCATACACCCCTCCTAGAAGTTTCGCCAGTGCCTCGCGGCCCGCTGGCGTCCCGGGTCGGCTTCATTGGCAGCCGACAGCACATCTTATTCGACATTCGGCATCTGCCCTTGGATTCCCTGTTGCGACGGGGTTCCATTGACCGTCTCCGACATTCCGCTGGCCTTAGCGGCCTCACGGGTTATGTCCCGCTTGATTCGGTTGTCAGATGCTTGATCTTCGAGTTGCTGCTTCTGGACGAACTTCTGTTGGTCGCCTTGCTGCTTGGCCTGCATTGCACCTTGCTGCATAGCGGCCTTCGAGTTCGCATCCCGGCGCTGTTTCATCTCAGCCGTCATCGGCTTGATGATGTCGTTCTTGTTCTTCCACTCACTGGCTTCGAGCCACATGGAGATGATCGGCTTGAAGTCGATGTACTCCTGATTGATCTCTGCCAGCGATTGCTGAATCTGTGGGTTGTCGAGAATCTGCGTGAGCATAACCATCGACTGTGCCATCGTCCGCTTCGCAGCCAACGATGAGCCCGCAAGGACTTCGTACTCGATCTGGGCGTTGTGGAACTCCTGAATGTCGAAGCCTTCTAGGAAATCCGCACCCTGATCTTTGCCGAGGATGTGCAGGATCGCTTTATCTGACATTACTGTGAACGTCAGCATTTCGATGATGCCAAGGAACGGCTTGAAGACCTGCTCGATGAAGTTGTCTAAGGGACCATCCAGTCTTGTTGCACTGGCCCCCGCCATTAGGTTCGCCCCAGTGGCCGACCGACCCATGCCAGCCCGTGGGCCAGCAGAGGAACCTTGGACTAACGTCTGGTCTGCACCAGACGAACTCTCCGTCGCTGTCTCGGATTCCTTCAGAGCCGCCCAGATATCGGACGGCACCTTCGGACTCTCCATCAGCTTGTAAGATTTCTCCACATCCGTCACGCTTAGAATCTTGCCGATGCCTGTGCGGATGGTTTGCGTCGGGGCGTTGTCGTCCCTATTACGCAGATAGATCGGGTTCACACCATAACTCAGTATCTTGAGAATGGCGTTGATGCTTCCTTGGTCAACCCGCTGATTCTGGCCAACGATCAGGCCGAGACCCATACCGTAGAATGCCCGGGGGCGATTCCACCAGTTGGATGACAGGAACGGAATTTTTTTGAATTCGTTCTCGCCCGTGAAGATCACTTTTTCTTGGTTGAGAACTATGATCTTACGACCTTTGTCCCAGTACTCTAATACTTCGAGCTTGGTTCTAAATGGGTCGGGGCTTGCGTCGTTGTTAATCTCTTCGGAGTGGAACACAACTCCACGAACCTGTGTCTCCTGATCGAGTTGTCGGGTGCCCGCACGGGGCTGGCTCTCCCAAATGGCTCTGATCTGTTTGTCAGACGGGAACTTATACCCGTCGATTGCAAGGCCGTTCTCGCCGTCGTCTTTCGCGCCGACGATAGACTTCTTGAGTTCGATGAACTGATACCAGTCCATGTACCGCACGTCGATAACCCAGCCTGCTTCTCGGATGTCCGAGACTTCGCAGTGTGGATCAACGAGCACCCTGTTCAATGGACGATGCTCAAAGAACGGTAGCGGCACGACTCTCACCGTGCGTTCGATCTTGGGTGATTCATCGGTAGCGATAGACGTTGTAGACGTACTCCCGTCGGGATTCGTAGACTCGACGTTCGTGAACGTAGCCGACCGCTTGTATGTTTCTACCTCGTTCCAGTCATATCCCCACTTGAAGATACCTGTTCCAAGGTGCGCCATCTGCTCAAGGCCCCACTTGACGTGGTTCTTGAACTGACACTGATCGAGGATGAACGAATACAAAGCCGTCTTCGCATCCACAGCCTTCTGACTCGTGCCCGGACGTGGCCGAAGTAACATCGGTGGGTCGTCGTAAAACAAACCCTTGTAGAGTTGCGGTACAACCGCGTTGCAAACCTTCGCAACCGTGAATCGCTGGACGTTCGGCTCAAGAACATAAGTGTTCTCGTAGACCGTCATCGGTCGTGGCGATTGGAACAACAAGTCTGCATCGCGCCACAACAAAGTCCACTGGCGGTTTGCAATGAACGCATTCGCCATTTGGGCCGACTTACAGACCAAGGTCAGTTCTTTGTCGATGGGTAGTTGGCCCTTCGCATCGAAGTCTTTCGCCTGCAGCCCGCCGTTTGGGTCACCGTCAGGTACGACGGTAGCCGTCAGTACAGATTCATCAGCCATGAGATTTCCTTCCTTATCCCATCAGGTCTGCGAGGGGGTCGCCTGCATCTGACCCTAGCCCGAATCCTGTAGGTAAAGGTTCGCTATCAGCGGAGTCCGGAAAACTCGAAGCCAATGCCGCCATGTTGGCGGGATTCTGAACCAGCCGTTCAAATACTTGTCGGTACTCTGCTTGCTGCTTCGGATTGAAGTACACATCCTGAGCCGCAGATACCTTCGCGTCGTTCGCGGCGTATGCCGAGAACTGGTTGATGAGGATCGCCAGTACATCCACGATGTCATCGTGCGTTGCCGCAGCGGTACCGAACTTAGACAGTTCGTCATAAAGTTGATCGAGATTAGGACAGGTGTTGAGGAATAGCAAGTTCCCCAGACCTAGTGCATTGAGCACTGGCCCCGCCTTCTCAGTCTTCGACTTGGTCTTCTTTCCCTGACCAAGTGAAACCCATTCGATAGGAACACGGACTTTCAACTTGTCCATCTCCCTATAGGCCTCGCGGCCCATCCACTTCACACCAACTGACTCTTCGATACAGATGCGCCGAGGTTTCCATTGGAGGGCCGTCGCCGCAATCATCGCTGGCAGTTCAAACTCGTTGTAGCGGTCACGCTTCAGGTCGATGAGGAAGAACCTCCCGCCTAGAATCATGGCCGTCGCTATGACTGTGTAATCGGCCCACGACTTAGTCGAATAGGCCGTGTCCACACAGGTGACAATCATTCCCGTGGCTACCGTCGGCATCTGTGCCGCTGGAATTGTACGTCGTACCAACAACTCCCGTGGGAACTTGATGACGTGTAACTGAGTCGGATCGTTGAGATACTTAATGGCAAAGTACTCATCGGTCTTCTTCTTGTGATAGAGAAACTTGTACGTTAGCGAGTGCTCATTGTCCGGTACATTGAACCAGTAGTCGTAGTCACTCTCGGACATCTCCGCTTCTATCAAGCCGAGGGCCTTCGCTGTGGGATTCTGCCACCACGCCGCACGAATGTAAATTTTAATCGGGAACTGCTCGGACGACCCGCCCGCCTCTAAGTGTTTCTTGAGGTTGATGATGTCCTGCCCGTATGTGTCCTGTGTGTCGTACCACGTTCCGATCTTGTCATAGAATCCGAACGGGTGCATCATGGCTTGGTTGATACTGACCTGTTTGTTGATGTTGTGAATACGGTCAGCCGTCTGTGAGTTCTCGTTCGTCACGACGTCGTCCAACTTCAGAATGCAATAATGCCATCCAGCCAAGTTCTGCTCAATCGATGCCGCCTTGACCGTGCATTCCTTCTCGCTGGCGAACACCGCCGGGGTCTGGTACTCATACCCTTTTCCATCGTCCTTCGGTATGCAATGCTCGGGGAAGAGAACTTGGAACATGCTCTCCGTGCCGTCGGGCATATACCGTGGCTTGAGGCTAATCTTCTTGATGAACAGCCCGGGAGTCCCGCCCTCGTCAAGAGTGAAGTGACCCTTGATCTCGCCTACAAAGTCTTTCGCCAAGTCGAGCACACCCGTGAGCACGAGGATCGTGACCTCGGGGTGTACGATGATCCACTGCACGCAGTCGGCCATGTTCATTGAAGACTTGAACCCGCCGCGAGGTACGAGCAGCAATCTATCCTTCTGCTCGATGTAGTTCTCTTTCGCCGCGAACTCTTTGAACGTCTTCTTGGTCGGGTCTTTCCGTACGAAGAAATCGTTGCATATCTCCTCGTGCGTGTTGTGCGTTAGACCGTCAGTCCACATGTACTCGTGGTCGGTCATGTCCTTGTATTTCTCAAGGAGTTTGCACAGCGCAAACAGATTCGTCTGTGCTAGGAAGCGGAATCGCTGGATGTCTTCCAGTTTCTTGATCCCGTAGATAGAGCCCACGGAGACCACTTTGGTTCGTTGATCTTGAGTGAGTCTGTCGAAACTCGTTTTCGCCCGTTCGGTGAACTCAGCCTCACCCATGTCACGGTGCTGGTAGTTCTTGTCGTGACGGTGTAGATCGAACCATCCCCCTAGATTCTCCGCTATCACAACTCCCCCTTGGCCATGTTAATTATCTTGGCCGTGTTATTTCTTGCCCGGATGCTTCCACCCATGCATGCTTACCGCCATGCGACCCATCGCGGCGACGTGCGGGTTATCCGAATTGGCCGCTTCCTTCTTCTTGGACAGCGGAATCGGTTTGCTCTCGTCTATCCCCAAGTGCCGATGTAGGCCGCCTGTATTCAGATGACTCATCGCCCGATGAAAATGAGCCCTCTCTTCGGGACTGTGAACTGTTCCGCCCTCATCGTAGCAATCCATATCGCTCTCCTGTACTGGTGACTTCCCTGCTGCGGTTTTCGCCGTGATCTTCGTGGGCCCCTCTTTCGCGGCGGCCCCTGCGGCAGTCTTCTCGAACTTCTTGTTTTGCTCGGGCGTTAGTACCCGCTCGCCGTCCTTGAGGATTGCGAGGGTGTGCTTGCCGTCGTTGACGTTGATCTTCCCGCCTTTGTCTTTGACAGGGACGTTCGTTCCGCCTGTGGCTCCTGACTTGCCCTTCATCTCAGGAGAAGAGGCTGGCACGAGGTCCTTGGACGTATTTGCTTCCTTAGCCTTATCATCGGCCTCGTCTTGGGCGTCCTTATCTTCCCGGGCTTGTCGTTTTCTCACCCGAGATGTCTCTGCCGAAGGGTCGTAATCATTCGAGTCATCGACGTTTACTCGCCCGCCTTGGTCGTATGTCTTTGCAGACCCCTCACCGAGTTTCTTGCTCATGCTCGACAGTTCTGCGTCGGGGATGCGCTTCCAGTTCTTGGGCAGCGTTGAAGAGTTCTTGGCTGAACCGGGGTCCGGTTCGTTGCCCTTTGCGGGCGTGCCCGTGACGGGCGGCTTGTAGGGGTTCAATTCTTCCATCGCTTCGCGGTGGGCCTTAGCCCCTTGTCCAACTCCAGTATCACCCGGATGAAATACCGAATCCTGAGGCATTGCGGCTCCTTACATACCCGGCATCGGCGGTGCTCCACCAGCGGGCGGTGCGCCTGCGCCTGCGGGCGGTCCAGCGGGTGCGGGACTCGCACTCAACTGTGGGACGTCTGGTGCTCCAGCGGCGGGTGCGGCTTCTCCAGCGTTCGGTGTTCCGGCGTGTTTCTCCATGTGATCGTGAACGTCGGACATGCTGCCGTGCATGTGGGTCTCATCGTGGTCTGGGTGGTCGAACGGAGCATGATGCTTGTGAACGATGACGTGTTTGCCGTTGTGCGTCTTGGTGTGCGTCATCGACTTAATCGATTTCTTTGGGCCCTTCTCGCCTTTATCCTTCAGTACATCATAGATACTCATGGTTTCTCCTTGAAGAACGTCAGGAGTTCATCCCAGCGTTCCCGTACGTGTTCCCGCATTCCCTTGCCGGGGTCGTACGGATGATATAGTACTCTAAACTTTTTCTCTGCCCCTCTGAATGTCTCGGGCATCTCCCCAATCGTTCGGAGAAAGGCCAGCATCATTAATGGGCCGCGAGTGTGCCCTGCGATGCAGTGCGATAAGACCTTGTGGCCCGCGTCGTACTGCTGTTTCAGAAATCTCAACCCCGCGTCAACTGCTTCTCGTGGAATCATGTTCGAGTCGTCCACGTCTATCAGGTTCAACGCCATGTGGGTGCCTCGTTGCACGAAGTAATAATCTTTATCCTTCGGTGCCCCGAGTGTGGTGTATTTCAAGACTGCTCTGTGGCAGTCAGGCGAACCATCCTTACATGCGGCGAGAATCGAGTATCCCCG